AATATGAACAACAAATGCAAGCTTGGCAACAGGCAGCAGCTCTCGCAGCACAGAAAGGAACTGCATTTAATACTCCTATGCCACAGCCGCCTCAAGTTCCACCTAATCAAACTTCTGGAACTACTCCAGGACCCGGAAATGCTACTAACGGAACTACAGCGCCAGGAAGCAGAACTATCGCTCCAGGCCCTAATACAGGCGCTACAAACAGCAATGCACTCATGTCAACGCCTCCAGCAGGAACTGGAGATTAGCTATGAAGAAGTATTATGTTTACGTTATGGCTAATTGCAGCAACACATTGGATGTTACTGCATGGAGTAGAGAATCAAAGTTATTGGGTTAACATGGAACAAGTTACTACTTTGCGGCGACCTAATCCTAGAGATTTAGAAAAAGGTTTTGTCAAAGGAGTGCAATGTATAGTTACTATGAATGATGGAAAGTTTGTATCAGTTACTGAGACTTGTGAGGTAGTCTATCAACTTATTGCAACTGGAAAGTGACTGATGAGCACTACAGAAACTAATAGCTTTACTTCTTACTCTTTCAGTAAAGAAGAGTATCCTCTAGCAGTTACTTTCTCTGAGCTTCAGCTACAGCATATTCAAACCCAGCTAGCTCTCTACGCGGAACAGAAGATAAGCATTAGTGCAGAGACCTATGTTAGTCCAGAGATGTTTGTTAGGAATCATGAGTATCATAGAGGTCTATGTGATGGAATGAGGTTTCTAATAGAACTACATACTGCGTATAGAGATAGTAGGACTGAGGAAGAGCAGAAAGTAGCTGCTAGTCAAGAAGAAGATTGGATGTCAAAAGTTCAGAACAGAATGAGGGATGAAGATGGGACTCCTTGATATCATTAATGGCTTTCGTGGCGGCGCATCTGTTAATCCAGCAACAGCGCCAGTAGCAGCTGATAGTGGGGCCGCGCTCACTAATACTACTGTTCCATCAAGCTCAACTAAGGGGAGTGATGGAAGTGTCCTTGCAATGCCGTCTACACAAGATAATAAGGGAGCCGCGGACCCACTAGATGGCTATAAAGATCTATGGCTTCCTAATACTACTAAAGATGCAGCTGGAAACAATGTTCCTGTAAATACTACTAAGCCTACTATGACACCTATTATGAACATTGATTCTGCTAAGATATTAGAGTCCGCGCGCCAACTGGACTTTACTAAAGGTATGAACCCTGAGCTTCTCTCCAAAGCTGGAAAAGGAGATGTAGAAGCTCTAGCTACTATCATTAACACTGCTACTCAGAATGCTTATGCACAAGGAGCTATGGCAACTGCTGGTATTGTGCAGTCTGCTATGACATTGCAGGAGCAGAATTTCAACAGCAAAGTAATGCCAGATATTCTCCGGCGTCACGCTATTAGCACTACTGTTGGAGAAAGCTCTCTTGCTTCTAATCCAGCAGCTGCGCCACTACTTTCAACTATAGAGCAACAATTAACGACTAAGTATCCTACTGCTAGTCCTGCTGAGATTAAGAAACATGCAGAGACTTATCTCTCGGGACTAGCAGTAGAGATTGTTAGAGGAAATGGCGGCACAGTTGTGGGAAAAGAAGCTACTGATACTTTCAATCCTATGAGTAGAGGTGCAGAACAGGATTGGGAGCAATACTTTGGCGTGTCTACAACAACTCAAGCCGCATGAAGGAGTAGAGTAAATGGCTGGTGTAAATCAGGTTGTTCGTGGTCCTGGTGGATTGGAAAGAGGACTACATCCTGGCGACAGTGTTCTTCTTTCTAAGAGTATTACTACTATCTCTACAGTAGGTGCTGGAGTTTGGACAGCAGCCGCTATGTGCTCAGGTTATATTCGTAGAACTGGTCCAACAGCAGGATATACTGACACTACAGATACTGCAAATAATGTTATTAATCAGCTGAAAGGTAATTCTGTTGCTCCTGCTACTATGGTCGGTCTCTCACTAGAGTTCACTGTTGCAAATACAGTAGCCTTTCTTAATACTGTTGCTGCTGGTAGAGGAGTTGTTCTAGGAAGTTTGGGAGGTGTGCTTAATATTCCTGTTTCTGGCTCTAAAGACTTTCTTCTTACTATTCAGAATGACAGTCCAGAAGTAACAGTTCAAGGTGTTGCAACTGGTAATACTGTGTTTACTTTCTCACAGCCTCCAGGACAGTCTGCATTTCCTATGGGTCCTGCTCCGGGAGCTCTTAATATTACTCCTGGTATGATTATTAGTCTTGGTAGTGGAACTGGCGGTCCTGCTGCTGGCTCTACAGTTACAGGTCTTGTTCTTGGTCAGGGAGGTATTATTGGTGTAAGGTGCAGCGTTAATATTGCTGCAACTGTTACAGGACTTATCTTTAGTCCTAAGATGGAACTTAATAATGTTGGTCTTGATTAGTAGTTACCTCCTTCCTCCCTTTCTCTTCTTCCAAGTAGGAAACACAGTAGATGACAACAGGAATTTTCAACTCCAATCTCGTAACTCAAGACCTCGCACGCAAGAGTTTTGCAGGTATGATTACAAGACTTATGCCTAATGGCACTGCGCCGTTGTTTGGTCTCACTTCTATGCTCTCCAGCGAGACTGCACTACAGCCGGAACATGGCTTCTTCACTAAGACTATGCTATTTCCTCAGCTTACTCTTGCTGCTGCTGTAGCTGTTGGAGATACTGTTTTTACAGTAACTAGCACTGCTAATTCTCTTCCTGGTATGGTCATGCGAGCAGATCAAACTGGAGAGAATATTCTCATTAACTCTATCCTCTCTCCGACTCAGGTAGCTGTGCAGCGAGGCATTGGTGGAGCTACTGTAGCAGCAATTAATAATGCTACTAATCTCTATCAGGTTGGAACTGCATTTGAGGAATCCAGTCTCCGGCCAAATGCTCTCCAGATTAATCCAGTCCGAGTGACTAATCTCACTCAGATCTTCCGTAATACTTGGGCAATTTCTGACTCAGTAAGAAGCACTCAGATGATTGCTGGTGATACTAACATCGCTGAAAACCGGCAGGATTGTGCAGCTTTCCATGCAGCAGATATCGAGAAGGCTATCTTCTGGGGACAGAAGTATTCTGGTTCTAGGAATGGCCAGCCTCTTCGTGCTATGGATGGTATTTATAGTATTGTTTCTAATCTCGCCTATTATCCTCCTAGCTATGCTGCTGCTAATGTCACTGTTGCTGGCGGCACTACAAACTATACTCAGTTTGAAGCGGCATTTGATCCAGTCTTCAATCAGGCTACTGATCCGAAAGTAGCTAATGAGCGAGTGATGTTTGTTGGTGGTGCTGCTAAGAAAGTCATCAACAACATTGGCCGTCTTAATGGCACTTACTACATGGTCGATGGACAGACCTCTTGGGGATTGCAGTTTTCTACAATTAAGATTGCTCGTGGCACTTTCAGAATTATTGAACATCCTCTCTTTAATACTAACCCCAGCTGGTCGAAAACAGCTTTTGCAGTTGATCTCTCATCCTTCAATCTTGCCTATCTTGGAGATAGGAAGACTCAGAATAAAGAGTTCAACATGATGGGTAATGATGCTGCTGACAACGGCATTGATGCTGTTGGTGGAACTCTTACATCGGAGCTTACCACTATCATCAGGAACCCTCCTGCATTTGGAATTATGACCAATCTCACCGCTGCTGCCGCAGGATAGATGTGTCGCTCTATTCTACGGTTCTGCAACCGTGTGATTACCGAGCGGCGCAGAATTCGGTAATACAATCTCTCTAAACTAGTAGCAAAAAGGATCGCGCCACATGAGCTATAGTTCTCTCCCCTCTGGTAGTATTGGAGGTGTTGATCCTCTAGTTGGAACTGCGGAAAATCCTACACTTAGACCTCATGTTCCACCACTTACAACTATGACACCTCCATCACCTGTTAGCTATGCTACAGAGAGTAAAGCATATATCTGTAGTGTAGCTAACGCCTCTTTTCATAGGAAAGATGGAACTAGAGTAGGCTTCCGTTTTGGTTTCTTGGAGACTAATCTAGTTCCAACAATAGAATATCTTGATGAAGAGATCAGGAGTGGTAATACTTACCTTCGTTATGCCACTTCTGATGAGGTTCTTGAAGCTAGGATGAGACTTGATCCTATTGGGACTATTAGAGAGAAAGTCCGAGATGAGTTGGAAGCAGAGTTGAGAGTTAAGTTAGAGGTGGAGATTAGAGAGAAGCTAGGTATGCTCTCTGATCTGCGGAGTTCTCCACAAGAGAAGGAAGTAGAGAGAAGCAATGGGGACGCGGCTAAGTTAGATGCTACTTCTGCACTCCAGAAACTAGCTGTTCTGAAGCAGTCCATTAAAACAGACAATGCAACAGTTATTATGGATGCGCCTAAGCCTGTTCTACAAGGAATTGCCAGCACGGCAGCAATAGTGGGAGCGGCGAAAGGAGAGTGAGAGATGAGTGGAACTCCTGTAATCAAGGGCTACAGAGACCTAGGACAGGATGAGATAGACCTCATTAATGAGGGTAAGGAACTCGGTATTCTAATGGAAGGATATCTTGCTAAAGTAGATAGCTTTAATGGGCTAGGAGCTAAGATAGATAAACGCTGGTTAGCTATTGGCCGAACAGAGCTACAACAGGGCCTTATGGCAGTAATTAGAAGCATCGCGCGCCCCACTACATTCTAATAAATGGTAGCACGTATTGATATATCTATTAATATTGCTCTAATTCTTAGCATAGTGGGTGGAATTATCTTTATTGCTCAGAAGATACAGAAGATAGAGGATAATATAATATTTGAAACTACTCAAAGAGCAGATGAGGATAAGAATAGAGAAGATAAGTTACTATTAATACATAGTCATTTAGCAGAAGATTTAAAACAGTTACAGTCTGAAGTAGAAAGACTTAGAACAGAGTTCTCTATACCAAGAGAGAAGAAGATCTTAGATGATTGGAGAAGGAATAAGTAGATCATGTATGTTATTCTCATTGTCATAGTCCTCTTTCTACTACTTGGTGGGGGAGGCTACTACTATGGCTCTGGAGCCGGTTGGGGACCTTATCATTATGGTGGTGGAGGTCTTGGACTTATTCTCCTAATAATAGTTATCTTGGTTCTTTTCGGAAGGCTCTAAGGAACTAAAGATGAACTTCCAAGAGCTTGTGAATGCTGTAGTTACAGACACTAACAGACCAGATATGGACTCATCTCAAGGCGGAGATGGTCAGATACAGCAGGCTGTTATCAGAGCTACAGCATATCTACATGGTATTGACTACTTCCTTAAAGATATCAAGGAAGTAACAGTTCAGTTTGATAAGCTAGCTTATATACAGGTTCTAGATACCTCAGCTCTCCCTCGTTATAGATCTCTTTCCTACGCTAGAAAGAATGATCCTACTCTCTCTACATTTCAGCAGAACCCTACAATCCTCCCGCCTCTTATGAATAACCAAGGTGCAGTTAATTTCAAAGAATCTATGGCTATGTTTACTGTTGTTAATGTAGATAAGATCTTTGATATCTACGGTTACGAGAGTGAGAGAATGAATGTTATGTATCAAGCTGGTAGGAATGTTAACTTTAAGTCTCCATCAGCTTTCCAGAATGTTCTCTTTGCCTATTACCAGTATCCTGTAGCAGATAGCACTAATAATGGAGCTAACTACCAGAGTTGGATTGCAGAAGAATTTCCATTTGCTATTATCTCAGTAACGGTCAACTGCTTCGCCAGCAGACGATAGCGGCCACGGGCGCCGTCAGCACCACCGTGGTAGCGGACTCGGTGGAGACGCTGCAGAGCAGTTTCGCAGACCTGA